ACTACCAGGAGACTCGTTGATAGTAGCCTGTGATGTCGTAACTTCTCGTATTGTTACACGCTATGCATAGTGGGCATAGTTGTTTAAGACCCTCTAACGGCCATTAAATTGCTTACTAAGCAACCCTCAAGTTAAGGTTTAGAGTTGGCTTGAGCGACCAACAGGTTACTTATATCAGTAATCGTTATAGTTGTCTATCCTTGGGTCTTGAATCATATCTTCAACTATTCTTAAATTCTCTTTACGTGCTAAATCACAATCAATTTGAAATTGGTATTCTTCTAGCTTCTTTTTATCTTCTAAACGTTTTTGATAACACTTAGCATCACGGCACGCAACTTCTTTACTGTTGTCGTAATCGTAATGGTAATGCAAGTATATAACATTACTCATTTTCACACTCGTGTATAAGTTCTTTAGCAATCATCTTATGACAGCTTTTACACCAGATATATGTAGCCATTATTTCATATACAACTTAATTGCTACAGCTAGTGAAGCAACACTTATAAACGCACCAGCAAATAGACCTACAATGAATTGTTGCATTATTTAATTCCTTTCATACAAGTTTTACAATAACTAGCTGCGTAACACCAACCACCACAATTAACGCACCTTGATATAAGTTCTAACATACGCTTTCACCCACTCCCAAATCTGCATAATACCAAGAGTAAGTATCCCACCAATTAACAAACTAATAACAGCTTCTCTACCTAAAGGTGTTCCCATTTGTTGCCCCTGTCTTGACTTAGTGTTTTTTTTCTACTATCTTTCTTGCTTCTTCCATATCATCACGATTATGAAAGTTTGATGCCTTGTTAAGTAAGTCTTGTGAAATTGAGAGTCTCAAGACTTGCTCAAGCTTGTATACGTCTTGTGGTTTCATTCGCCCCCCTTTCTTAGTCTTATTGTCGCATAAATAACACTAATAACACCAGAAACACACCAACAAATGCCGTAAATACTTCCACTTATTTTACCCCCATTTTCTTTGAACATTGTGGGAACGCTCTTTCAAATCCTTGCTTTTGTACAAGCTTCTGTGCGCGTAGGAGTTGTTCACGCACAGATGCTCGAGCAGGGTCACCAGTTCCCCCGACATATACCCAACTACGATTATCAAACTGAAACAAGCCTCTATATTTGCCTGTTCTGTTAATCGCTTCTGGATTTAATGACGACTCACAAACGGCTATTTTCCGATAGTCGCTTGGTAGTAGCTCAACGTCACTAAAATATGGGTTCATTAAAAGTATCTCTAAAATTGGTCTGTCTTCCAATCTGCAGCTGCCATTTCAGCCTGTTCGTGGCTTGATGGAAGTCTAGAAGCGTTTAACCAGGCACTAAGGTTATCTGCCAATTGTTGTTGATTATCTAATTGGTTTTTAACAATTGTGTATGGTGCGAATTCTAGCTTAGAAAACTCCTGTTCCTTACTTAGGAATTGCAGATATTTCAGTAGTTTCTCTTTATCCCAGTCAGTATAGATACGTTTGCATAAAGAATGCAAGAAGTTTATTTGCTTTTCTGTAGCAACTCTATAAGACCCAAAATATGACATTTCTAGGCCTTGCCCTTGTCCAGATACAAACGCAGGGGTTTCGGGGCTAATTTTGCCTTCTACGGCCTTTTTAGGGCTATCTGGTGGGGTTTGCCAAGGGTCGTTTTCTGGGTTCACGTTACGTTGTACTTCCTCTCTGCTAGCAATACCTTTAGTAACAGCAATTCCTAGGGCAGCTATTGCGCGACCCCAGGCCGACGTTTCCAATACCATAAGTTCAGAACCTCTAGCAAAGCCTTTAGCAGGAACACGTTCCCAAGCCCACCCTGTTGCGTGATTTAATTGCTCTCTATCTGGGTAGGCAAAGGCTTCACCATAAATAAAGGTTTCGCCATTAAATTCCAGTACACCTCGGTATTGAAATCGTAATACTCCGTTTGGGTATTTGTCGTAAAACATTTGTATTCTGTCTTTAACTTCAATATAGTTCTTTAGATAATCCATTTAATTAACTCCTATAAATAGTCCTTGAAATTCTTGCAATTGCTGTAGCTTGTTTTCACAATCACATTCCTTAAACGTGCATTGGGTTTTGTGATAAAAGTACATTTTGTGATAAGCGTCAGCTATTAGTTCTGATATCGGATACCAGACTTTATCCATAGTGCCCCTCTCGTTAAATCGAGATTAAGGCAAAGGTGCGTCAAAACACAGCATTGAATTATAACAATTTGATAACGGCTTTAACGCCAGAGTTCACCATCAGCTATAAAAGAGCCGTCTTTGTTAAAAGTCACTAGCTCAGGTTTAACGTGTCCGTCTTTCTCATAAAGCAAACCAAAACCTGCTTGCCAATTAGCATAACCTTTTGTGTATTTCATACCATCACTTGATAAATCGCAAAGATGCCCTACTTCCATACCAAATACTTTTGACAATTTTGCTGAATATCCAAATGATTGATGTAAAAGTCCGGCTCGATGCGTATGTCCACAAATCACACTTTTACCAGTTCTTAAAGCAAGTCCAAGAGCTGTAGCACCTGCTTGATTATAAAGTCTTCCCTCGTCGCCGTGACCAAGTAAAACACCTTTAGCAACTTCTGTTAAAGACCTGTTGTATTTAACGTTAATATCTTTATCGTTATAACCTAAAAGATTTTCAATTTTGACTGCATCAAGTACCGAGAACGCTGGCGCAAATTTTGAAATGTAGCGTTCAATTCTAGCTGTATGATTGCTGCGAGAAATTTGGAAGTCTTTACTGCGTCCAAGAGCACTACGGAATTCTTTGAGTAAAGACTTCAAACCTATTATATTCTTTTGTAACGAACCCTCAAACTCTAGGGCTGTACCTCTTGCATAAGTAGATATGGTCTGTGCATCTAGTTCATCTCCCACGCATAAAAGTGAATGGGGTTTAACATAATCGATATAATCTAAAAGGCTTTCAACGTATTTCTTTTTAATAAAAGGGTATTGCAAATCTGAGATTACGACGTAACGTTTAATAGTTACCTCTTTCGTGTAGGTTTCTTACCTAACTGTGAGTTAATACTATCTATAGTACTACGAATTTTAACAACATCTAACTGTAGGCGTGTCACTTTATCGTTTAATGAACTACCACCATTAGGAAACAATTGTGATTTCATTTTAATAATTTCTGCAGTTGCCTTAATAACCAAAACAAGAATAGTAATAAGCAAACCAATAACGCCAACAAGTTCACCAATCATTGACCCTCATACCAATCTGGTCGGTAAAAATCGTCGTCATCTTCATCTTCATCTGGTGACATTGTAAATTGATATTTTTCAGCTGCATAGTTAATAATGCCAAATACTGAATGTTGTGGCATATCTGCATTTGCAGCAATCTTGATTGTTTTCTTTTTGCCATCAAACAATTCTAAACAACAAACAAAGCCTGTAATCAGTTTGCCGTCTTCGTGAGCTGTGTTAATAATGCGTACAAGTTCATTAGCCATTACATCTGGTAGTTCAATTGTTTGCTTTTTAGCTTTAGGTTTACTCATATCCCAAATACCTTTCCGTTAAGGTCGCCTGATTTATCAAAGGATATATGAATATGTGAAACGTGTGGGTTAGCACCTTTGTAGACACGCCAAGCCCAGTTCTGTCGTGGTGAGGCTATTCGGTGTTGATGAATAACGTAACTAATCCTTTTGTCGCCTTTAAGTGCAATTGTCTTAATCTGTTCGGCTAATAGCCAGGATTCTTTAGATGAGCCTTTAACAAGGTCTGAATCAATATCTATAGCACGTACCCAACCTTGTTTATCTGGGTTGTGGTCTGACTTACGTGCGTTGTGTGCTGTGTCGCCTATCCAGCCGTCTGAGCGTTTATCTCGCTTAGGATACTTGGCGTTTATTTCAGAGCGTAATTGCTCAGCTGCTTTACTTAACCTTGGTTTTGGCATTTGGATTCATCGCGCCCATTGAAGCAGCTACGACAGCACCAAGTACAGCTCTGTAATCAAGGGCGAAGTCTGTTGCTTGCCAAGCTGCTAGAAAAGCAATTGCAGCTAGTGATAGTTGTTTGTAATTAAAGGATTGCATCTAATTCTTCTTTTGTAAGTCCTGCTATTTCACCAAGTTTTTTAATTGCTGAATCGCGTGCATCTTGTTTGGCTTTATACTCGGCTTCGAGTAGGCGTTGTGCTTCTGCTGTGGCTTCTCTGTCAGCAATAAATGCTTCTTTATCTGCGCCTTTTAATTCTGTAATTTCTTCGCCAACTTGCACAATAATTTTTTCAGTAGCC